AAGGGTGTTATTTTGGGATTTCATGTCTCAGGTGATCATGGATTGATGCGGAAGTATGGTAACGCCCAAGAGGTGTCGAGGAAAGATTATACAGATTACTTGGAAATTTTGAAAACCGATCCCGATTACATAAGTATGCCAGAGAGAGGTGTTGTCCCGCAAGAACGATTGGGGTATCGACTCGTGGAAACATTTGGACCACCGCACCCAGCAACGAAAGGATTTGATGATTTACCTTCGCATCACGGTATAGAGATAATAGGAAATAATACTGTGTTGCCTAGATATCGTTCAAAAGTTCGGCGTTCACTAATAAGCCAATTTCTCGAGGATGAATTGTGTAAGCCTTGCCGTTGGAAAGCTCCCAGTATGAAGAGACCCTGGGAAACTCATAACAAAGCATTACGAGTGTTGGCTGAGGGCGCATGGGAAGTGCCACCAGATGCCATGCGATGGGCAGTGAGCGATTATTTGTCTCCGTTACTTGAATTGATACCAGAATATCGTAGGAAGTACCCTGAACTGTGTAGGGTTCTCACATTACATGAAATGGTAAATGGTATACCTGAAGCAATATACATGAAGATTGTGAATATGCACTCAGCAATAGGTCCCATTGGAACTGGAGCTGGAGCCAAGATGTACAGCGATCTTTTTGAAGAAATACAACCATTGCCTTCAAGCGCTAAACAATACAAGTTGACCGATAAAGCATTAGCTCATTTCAATGAGATGATCGCATGTTTCAAGTCTGGAAAGAAGTATGGCGTGTGGACTAAGACGTGCCTGAAGGACGAGGTAGTGGAAGCTGATTCAGACAAAGTTAGAATTTTTTACATCCTTGAGTGTCTATTTGCTTTGGTCGTGCGTCAGTACTATTTACCAATAATTGAGTTCATTTCACGTCACCCGCATTTATCTGAATGCGCAGTTGGGATTAATTGCGCTGGTCCAGAGTGGGAGATGACCATGCAATACGTTCAAGAACTGGCAACGGACAACATGATGGTTGATTGGGACTATTCCAAGTACGATTTGCGGAGGAGCCTCGACGTCATGATAGCCTCTCTTAACATAATGAGGAGAATTGCAGAGGCATTTGGTTATTCTGGGGAGGATTTAGATATTATGGATGCTATTGCTGATGAATTACGGAACCCTATCATCAATTGGAATGGCACTATCATATCTTGTTTTTTATGGTCGTCTGGAAATTCAGTGACTGTTTACGGGAATTCAATCGAGAATTCATTGCACAACCGCATAGCCTTTTACATCAACGGGATGCAACATTTGGGTAAGGAGAGATTTGAAGCCTTAGGTTGCTACAGAGATAATGAGCGCATCATCACTTATGGAGATGATGGCCAGGCAGGATCAAGGCCGGAGGTGCGTGAGTTTACAAAATTTTCAATGAGG